ATTATTGAAATACTAGTAGGTAGATTATGAGTTCACTATCGAGACCAACTTCACCATTACAAAAACTTTACAGTAAAGATTACCAAGGCGAATGGATAAATGTATTACTAGGCCAAGGAAAAATTGACAGGCGATTTATGAAACAAGAAATAGTCTTTGAAAATCCAAGCGGAAATGCTATATGCTTGGGTAATGGCAAAAGTCGGTTAAACCGTTTACCTGAAAAAATAGAACACAGCAATAAAATTAAAATTATTAGATATTATAATGTTTTGTATGCATGTAATGGAATCTATAGGGAATGGATGCCAGATTTTTTGATTGTTAGCAATCAAATTTTAGCTGCAAAATTAAAAGAAGAGTATCGAGATATAGCATACTCTAATCAAGAAGTTGCTAGAAGGTATCCAGGGTTTAATTTTATGCCTGGAGGTGCTAGACTTGACGCAGGAGCAAGCGCAGCCTATCTTGCAGCATTTCACGGAGCAAAACGTATTTTTCTTTTTGGATATGACGGGCAACATAGTTTAGGTTATAATAACAATGTGTATGCTGGTACTGAAGATTACCCTTCTGAAAATGAGGAAGTATTAGATAGTAACTGGGTTAGAAATCTTAGAAATGTAGTAACAACTTATAATGATGTTACATTTTACAGAGTAACAGCCAATGAAAACGATCATTACAGAGAATTGCTTCGATTACCTAATTATAAACCTATCAACTTCAATCAATTCATCAGTCTCGCTGACCTCTAATAGTTGTAATATATTTTCTATTTTTGTTTTTAGCGTATGATTTTTTAGTGCATTGTGCAGTGCTGGATGTAGAGGTTTTGGAAAACCGTTAACACTACTCCAAGCATAACCGTTGTGTTCGTTGTTTAGATTAGGTATAAACTCTTTGTCTACTAGACAAATAAAAGTATGAAATTCAAACTTTCCGTCATTGCTAGCAAATAAATCAATTGGTATAGTTTTTCTAACCAATGGTAAAAAGCCAATTTCTTCAATAATTTCTCTGCTCAAACTTTCAATTACTGTTTCGCCCATTTCTGCTCTTCCTCCGACAGTTGCCCATGTATTATTATAGGAATCATCATCTCTCATTAAGAGTAAAAATCTTTTTGTTTGAACTGAAAGGAATAACGTACCAGCTGCCTGTATCATTGAACCTTTGCGAAACTTTTTATTCATACTAGTATATATCAGTAAAAAATACTTTAGTAATAAATTAAAATACCAAAGACCAAGTACCTTCTGGATACTCGCCTTCCCAGCTCTTAACCCAGTCGGTATTATTCCATTTATACTGTATACCTGTGGTTAAGTTAGTAATAAATTCTTGTTTGTTGCTTGTTGAACTCCAGATAACTACCCATTTGCTACCGTCATATTGTATAATGTCGTATGTTTTGGCTATTAAGTCAATTCCTGAACTTTTCCATGCATCTGCTCCATCGAAACTATCATCTCCTACTTTGCCACTATTAAGGTCCCCAAGTAATAAGTACCTTTGGCCTGCAGACGCTATAGGTAGTCCGTTGACCCCTGGTGCACTACGAGTAGGATCAATAATTGCATTTACTGCAGGTAGCGTATTACTTGGTATTGTATCTTGGTCTACAGTAAATAACAAAACAGTTGGATCAGTTGGATGGTAACTCACAGTTCCTATTATTTCACTAAGTGTATCGGGATTGTCTTTTCGTAATCTTAATTGTGTTATTCCATTTTTAAGTTCGCCGAATGTACTAATATGCGGCTCCCACTTAGTATTTGATGTATTTTCAGGCAAAGAACTTAGGTCATTGCTGTCAGTCAAACCTCCGCTTGGGTATATTGTTGCTTGTCCGTTTAGTAGTAAAAGATTGTTACCAGTAGGCGTAGTGTATAATCTATTTCCCATTCGGTTACTAGCATCGACAATATCCTCTGACAAATTGCCCTGGCCGTTATATACACTATTAATAATGCTTTCAATAACACCAAGTTTTTTTAGTTTAGCAGGAGGCGAAATCCAAATTGGACTGCTAAAACTTAATGTTGCAATATCTAGCTGTTCTTCGGATCCAAGCGGGACAGTTCTACTACTATAGTTTACATTTTCTAAATTCATATAACTTAAACTAGTCCAGTCAATGTAGTTATCTGTGCTTTGTATTTCAAAATCTGGATTAAACAACACTAGTATTTGTTCAAGTAATTGTAGTTTCTGTTCGGTATTACTAGTCCATATATCAACGCTATATTGCAAACTATATGGTACAGGCATGTGTCTTTCAACAGTAAATGCATTTCCTGGGTCAGTACTATAAGATTCTGTTATATTATTATAGCGTTTCTGGCGTATATTTATTTTATCAACAAAGCTAGGATCCTGTATCCTGTCTCGTTGATATTCTAAACCAGTAACGTATACACTAATAACAGGAACGTTTAGCATTGTATTTTCGCTGTTATTTTTAAGTATACTTGCGGTCATTTTGTCGTTAGTAGCATACTTAACCGGCACTCTACGATATACTGTGTTATTGTTTTCATCATTACCAAATTCGACTTCAAAATAGCTGAATATACTAACAATTTGTGAAATATATCTTCTTATTTGTTTGTCGTAGAAAAAATTAGTCATTAGTTATCAGCCTTAGGTTTAATAGCACTGCTCAACGCTTGTTTTGTAGTAAACGTTTGGCCATCTGTTGTGTTAAATTCGCCTGGGTTGTTAATAAAGTTTCCTAACTGAGATTTGCTTTCATTAGGAAGATAACTGTGTCTTACATTGTCTTCAACCTTGACCCATACATTTCCGTTATATCTAAATAGTCGATTTGGATAAAAATCTAATCTTAGAATAAAATCTCCGTCATTAGGGTCGCTGGGAAAAGATATACCAGTTTGCACATCAAACCCATTTGGTGAAATACCGTCACCAGTGAGATAACCGTCGTATGCACTAGAAGTTGGTGTTGCAATATCGAGATCGGCTGTATATTTTCCGCTATCAGTTCTGATACCGTCAACGTCAGCAGTAGGCACATCGTATACATTTACACTGTTGTCGGACTTAGTCGGTAGTGTATATAGATCTTCTGTGTTATAACCTGCAGTAGGTACATCTTGAAGTGCTTGGTTTACTATAGCAGTGTTAATATTAATTTCTTTATTATATGTTGAAAGTATTTCGCCAAGCGGGTTATCAGTTTCTTCGTCAACTGCATTGTCAATGATATCTTTGTACTCTTGTGCATTTACTAATGGTGTGCACTTGATTCTCCATAGATGAGGATGCCAAGTTGGGCTATAACCTTCAGAAGCACGAGAAGCATCTTGTATTACATAATACTTTCTTAATGCGTATGGTATAGTTTCATCTAATGCCCAATCATCACGTAAGTGCGGAAGTTCAATAACATCGCCACTCATGAGTTTCCTCCCAAGCCGCTCAATCATGTCTGTTAAATGGAACGTAACAAAGATTGTATCGTTTTGCAAAAACAAACCGAATTGGCTAAGATCAAAGTCTGTATCGTTAACATTATAATGTCCACGTAAATTGTAGATATTTTCATCATATTTTCTATCTCTGTTTTCTAGGAACAGTAGATCTTGAATGTTTTGCTCACTTTGGTTGCTGTATTGTGGTAATTCGGGAGAACTACCGTCGCCGTTATCGCTACCAATATACTTGTGTATATTAATGCCAGTTCCGCCGATCGTGAATTGCTCTCTAGCACGATCGTTAAAAAACTTGTAATCATTGCCGCGATTTTCACGCCACATGCTTAGTCTTGGCATAGTTGTATCCTTTTATACAGTATATTTATGGCAATCGGTTGACAGATTAATTTGTGTATGTTATATTAGTTATGAAGCAAGTAGGAGATGTTCTAATGATCGACGATAAAAAGTGGTTAGAATTTATTAGCGAAGCTGATATCTACACTGGTCCGTTAACAACCGGTGAACTATTTTGCAAATTGTTTGAAATAAATGATACAGATATTGCCCAGGTAGACAATGATTCGGCTTGGCAACTGATTGTGTATAAGTACCGAACTAATAGGGATTAAAAAATGGCAAAAGCAAATAAAGTAGCAGTAAAACCTAAGAAAAAAACAACACGGTCAGTTCGCCGCGGCGCAAATATGATGCCACTTATGCCAACTAAAGGATTAACTTGGAACAAAGCCAAGTATTATACTCACTATGAAGTAGAATCAAAGGAGTGGTTGACAACTGTTAAAGCATACATTAAAAATAACTACAGCAAGGATATTATTAGTGCAATCAACAAGCTACCAGATTGGAAAGTTGGTGGGAAGAGTCATTGGGCTTGTACGGCATATCTATTAGAAAACCAGTCTTCTCTAGTGCCTGCAGTATATACGGAAAGTATGAAAAAATGGATACTCGAACTTGCTGAAGAAGGTGCGGCAATAGTAGAAGAAAAGAAAGCCGAAGAAAAAACCAAAAAGAATGTGCATGTTCCTACTATTCAAGAACGTATTCGCGATCAAGCAATAGATGCTTGCGATGCTGTTGAAGAATGGTTAGAAGATTTTACTTCTAATCCAACCACGTTTGATCCTAAAAGTTTTGACTTTGCAAGTCATTTTGTTAAACATGGCGTATCCCAAGCACATGCCCGTAAAATTAAAAGTTTTTATATAGATCAGTTGCATGAAGCACAATCTGTGGTTGATATGCCATCAAACGCAGAAATTAAAAAAATTAAAGACGAGTTAAAAGCTGACCATGCATTGCAAATACGAGAAGGGTATGCACATCTTAATAAGGATCAAGCTAAAAAATGGCTCACCGGGTTAGAAAATCTTATGAGTTCTTTGGACATGATTATCGAATCAGCAAAAGCTGTTCGAAAGCCTCGTGTCAAAAAAGCACCAAGTAAAGAAAAAATGATTGCAAAAATTAAGTATCAAATACGAGATGAAAAGTATCAGCTTGTTAGCATTAATCCAATTGATATAGTAGGTGCTACTGAAGTATGGATTTTTAATACCAAAACACGAAAGATAGGCAAGTATGTAGCCGAGGACCATACTACAATACAAGTAAAAGGTACAACACTGTTGTTCATTGATGAAAAATTAAGTGTTCAAAAGACATTGCGAAAACCTGATGTACAGTTAAAAGAATTTAAAAAAGCTGGCAAAGTTGTGTTGCGTAAGTTTATGGACAGCATCAATGCTGTTGAAATAAAACTCAATGGTCGATTAAATAAAGATACAATTATTCTTAAGGCCATTAAATGACAAAAATTGATGTTAGTTCTGTCAATAGTATCGACAATCTAATTGTTGAAGATTTGTATCATAATACATATAATTTAAAAAATAATGAAAACTTTGATACAAAGAGTGATTGGTTTCTATTAAAAATTCCCTACATTGGAATTAAAAATGAAATTAGCGATATTAAAATCAATGGCTACAGTATTGATTATTTAAAGTACACAGGATGGTTTGAAAACGATAAAAATGAAAAATTCCAACCTGCAACGGCTGTTTGGGAACCTGGTAATTTTAAAATTTGGCTACATAAAAATGTGGGTTTTTTAAAACATTCCTTGCATACACAGATATTAAACGGAGATTTTGGAAAAAATCTTTTTGAAACATATGTTTTTACCTGCGATTATTCAACAGAAATTAATAGCAACTACTACAATCAATCTATAAAAAGTTTTTTTGAATATCCATTTGGTCCAAAATGGTGGAAAAAAGATAATATATATAGACCGTTTATTGAATTAGACAAAAATATATTTGAAGATGTAGACAAACAAAAATTAATTAATGAAGTTATTGAAATATCAAAATATCAGTTTATAGACAAAAACAACAAAGACTGGAAAAAATATTGGCTTAAAGAATTAACTGAGTTACCCTTTGTTAATAACAATCAAATTCAAGGCCGTGAACTTCAAAAAATTATTAATTTAATTGGCTATAAATCAATTATTAATATTCAAGTTAACACCTTGTGTGCAAATTCTGCATTAGATTTGCACGTTGACGATCATATTACAAGAAAATCGTGGCCCTATTTTAAAGGGTGTAAGCAGCTTCACTGGACATTATCGGAATCTGAAAATACTTATTTTAAAATGGCAGAACAAGGTATTATGCCTAGCGATAGGCCAAATCTAGTTAATGCCGGAATGCATACGCACTCTTTTGTAAATGATTCTAACAGTCTTCGGTACTCTTTATTGATGTATGGAGATTTAGAAGAAAATATTTCAAAGCACCTAACATGAATAGTACTGTTGGTCGTTTTGTAAAAGCATAGTATTTAATTTTTGATCTGCCATAAATAGTAGTATGGCAACAATTGATGAATTAAAATCCGAACTGTTTAAGAGCATTTACTATAATCTCGGTGGAGATATGGTAGATGTTGAACTTGACCCAAATCACTATGAGTATGGGCTCAAGCAAGCATTTGAAATTTACAGACAGCGTAGCAGCAATGCAGTTGAAGAAAGTTATCTTTTTTTAGATCTAGTAGAAGATCAAAACGAATATATTTTGCCAACAGAAGTAATGAGTATTCAACAAGTGTTTCGTCG